TCGCTGACATGGGTGTGCGTCCGAGCTTAAAGCACGAACTTACACGTATTGACAACGATGGTAATTATACTTCTGAGAATGTCGAATGGAGTGCTGATGCTAGCTTACAAAATCTCAATCGTCGTGCGATGGGAAAGAGTAAATTTCGCGGCGTTGATTTTTGGGGTGGCAAAGGTTGGAGAGCCCGTATTCACATCGTAGGTAAAGGTGTACGGTATCTGGGTTTATTCGACACCGAAGAAGAGGCAGCTAGATCTTATGATGAAGTTGCGCGTTCACATCGGGGAATGTTAAATTTCCCAGAGCCAACATAAGGAGCAGTCAGATGACTGACCATGAAGCGAAGGCCGACGCGGCTGCGGCCAAACGTACCGAAGACGAAAAGAAGCGCGCGGAGGAAGCCAAGAAGAAGCTTGGCGAAGAACGCAAGGCGCGCGAAGAGGCTAGTAAGGTCAGCGCCAAGGAAGGCGTACAGGCTTCCACGCCAACCCCGACGCAGGAAGAAAATGATCTTGCGGTGATGGGATGCAACGTCATGGAAAAGGAAGACGATGGTAGCGGACCTGAGCCGGTACCGGGTCAGACTAAACAGGTGGAAGCAAAACCGGCACAGCGCGGCACTTACGAAACTCGTGCGGTTAATAAGTAGCATTTGGACAACTGGTTCACCGGGTGTTCCCCACCAGCGCCAGTTGAACAAGGACGTGATCGAGTGGGGTCTTTGGCTTGAAACCACCCCATTACTAACCCTGTCAGGTACTTCACTCGGTCACGTTTCATTTAGGATAATGTCATGGCGCTTAGAGAAATTGTTGCGCGCATCGGCCACACGCTTGTGAAAGCGGCAGAGGGAAACTACCGTCCTGGACCGTGGATCTTGCCGGTTAGCGGCGGGTGGCTACCGGCGGACAGTTCTGACAATTGGTGGCAGAATGGTGGCAGCATCCAAAGATTTTCTCCGTCTGCGATGGTGGACGCGTGTATTAATTCTTACAGCCAGACTACCGCGATGTGTCCAGGCGATCACTGGCTTTCCGATGACAAAGGTGGCCGCGATCGCGTTATGACTTCAGACTTAGCGCGGTTTCTTCGTTACCCAAATGACTACCAAACTATTTCTGATTTCATGCTGAACGCCGTTCGTTCGCTCTACGCGGATGGTAACACGTACGCGCTGGCGCTGCGCAATTCCCGTTACGAAATTGACTCGCTGCATTTGATGGAACCTAGCCAGTGCATGCCGTACGTTGCGGATGACGGCGAAGTCTTTTACGGACTTGGTGGTAATCCTGTTATCGATCGCATGCTGCCAGAAATGGAGTTAGTACCCGCACGCGATGTTCTGCATATCCGGATGAACCAGGAGCCGTACATGTTGCGCGGAATGTCTCCGCTGCTGGCAATTCTGCGCGACATGGCTCTAACCGATGCGATCGCAAACCAGCAAATTAAATTCTATATGAACCAGGCTCGACCGAGCCATGTGCTGTCCACCGATCTGCGGCTGGATAAAGATCAGACGGATATGCTCCGGCAGAAATGGGACGAGCAATCTAAAGGTGTCGGGGTTGGCGGCACGCCGATTTTGTCGGCCGGATTGAAACCGTTTCAACTTTCTACCAATTCCGTTGATTCGCAATTAGCAGACGTTATGAAAATTTCCGATGCGAGGATCGCGCTGGCGTATCGTATTCCGTTACAAATGTTTGGCATCGGTGGCGGACCGATCGGATCGACCGAAGCCTTAATGCAGATGTGGATCTCAACGGGTCTAGGCTTTTGTCTAAATCATATTGAGGAAGCGATGGGACGTTTCTTTTCTCTCGACGGCGTTCCAGATGAGTACCTTGAATTCGATACGTCTGCGCTCTTACGATCGGCGTTTAAGGATCGTGTTGAGGGTTACGTGCGCTCGGTTCAAGGCGGCATTCATTCTCCTAACGAGGCGCGTGCTGCGTTCGATATGGAACAAGTCAAGTTTGGTGACGAACCGCGCGTACAGCAGCAGGTCGTTCCATTGAGCGCGGCGGGTAAGATCCCAGCATCCCCAGCACCGGGTGCGCCACCGCCAGCACCGGCAGCGGATTTAAAACCTCCGCAGCCAAGTGAACCCAAAGGCATAACCGATGCTGACAGATCCAAACTCACTTCCCTCTTCAGATCCTCGCATGACCGCCACCTCTCCATTTGAATTGTTGGCAGCAGAATTAGGTGCGGTTGCAGGACGTGTCGAGCGCGAAGCAGCGTTCAGGATTGCCGCACTCGCTGCGGATATCGAACGACGTTTTGCAGAAAAAGAATTGCAGCTGGAGCGGCTACAGAAATTATTAGAGGGTGCCGTTGCCGGTAGAATTACGCAATGGGACCAAATCATAAATGATAAGGTCGCATCGTTGCGTAATGGTGAAGACGGCGTTGATGGTACTAACGGCGAAGATGGTTTGGATGGCAAAGATGGATTACAAGGACTGGTTGGTCCTGCCGGTGAGCAAGGGTTGCAAGGGTTGCCGGGAGAGAAGGGAGAGCGTGGTGCAGATGGTGCACCGGGTAAGGACGGCGTTAATGGCGAGAAAGGCGAACGTGGTGAACAAGGCGCGCAAGGTCAACCGGGCAAGCTACCCAAAGTAAAACAATGGGTCGAAGGTTCGGTTCAATACGAAGGTGAAGTAGTTGCGCATGGCGGTGGACTTTATCAGGCGTTGAAGGACACTGGCAAAATCCCGGGAACGAATGATTGGATCTGCTTGGCGGCACCGGGCGTGAACGGTAAAGATGGTCGTCATGGTGAAGACGGTATCTCTATGAACATTCGGGAGACGTTTGATCCTACCGAAGAATATTCTGAATTGGACGTTGTGACGCTCGATAGTAAATGGTTTGTCGCTAAGCACGATAAACCTGGTCCATGTCCTGGACCCGGTTGGAAATCTGGTCCTGGAATTGGCAAGACTGGTAAGCCGGGACCACAAGGCGAACGTGGATTAAAAGGCGATCGCGGGGACACGATCGAAATTGTTACGTGGGAGATTAATCGCGAGACGTATGAGGTTTCGCCGATTATGTCTGACGGTGAACGTGGTCCCGTCATCTCGTTGCGTAATCTGTTCGAGCAGTTTCAAGAGGAGACTGCGTAATGCACTCTAGCGTCGTCGTTACAAAGCCAGCTCCGGATAAGGCACTCATCACGCTTTACGAAGCTAAGGTAGCGCTGAAGATCGCGCCGTCGAGTACTGATAGCGACGAGCTGTTGAAGTTCATAATCCTGCGATCGTCCGACGAGGTGCAGACGTTGTGCAGCCGGGTGTTTCCCAAGGAAGCCGTGATCGAAACTTTCCGCGAGATTGAACAACCGATCACTCGGCTTTACCTTTCACGGTACCCGGTGCAGCTTGACGACATTGAGTCGATCGCGGTCGATGGTACCGTTTCAGAATTTGATATCGATCCGGAATCAGGTAAACTTTCTTTGTTCGGTGGTGCGCAATGGCCGGAGTCGGTGGTAGCAACTTACGCGGGAGGTTACGCAATTCCGCAGGAGGTACCACCAGCGATTAAACAAGCGGTGCTGTTGTTCACGCGCGACTCATATTATTCTAGCCAGCGCGGGGACGCTTCGGTACGGCAAATCTCGCACAAGGAAAGCCGCATTTCATATTTCGATCCATCCAAGATGGGAGGATCGTCGTCGAGCTCTAGCGGGGGTGGCGGGTCGCCAGCTGAGAACGCTGCGCGCAATTTGTTGCAACGGTATACGAGGCTGACAGCCTAATCATGGCAGCAGGTTTTGGCACCGGCCAGATCGCAAAGATGGTTGCGGCTTTGGTGACGGGTGGCGGACTTGAGAAAGCGGTGATGGATAAACTCGTCAATATGGGTGGCGAGTTTCTTCTGCAACAAATAAGTTTCGGTCCACTTAGTCTGGGTGGCGCGGCAAATATCTTGATGCCGAAGACGCTTAATCTTTCTGACTTGCTACCGAAGCCGTTGGCGATAAGCGATTTGATGCCGAGGGAATTGCGTGTCGATAGTAATTTCTTAAGCGGCTTGCGGAAAGAATTCTTAGGTAAAAAGCAGCGCGGCAACTGGCGCGCTAAGACTGCGTGGGGTCGCAGCAATTGGGCAACGTCGCGCAATGATTGGTTGGATAATCATTGGCGGCATGATTGGCGATCGCAACCGCGCGACGTTGTGGGCAAGTGGGTACCGGGTCGCTTACCGTACATCGCAACGCAGCTGCAGTATAAAGGCAAGACGATTGGCCGCAGGACGTTACGTCGTCGCAGGTTACGTAGACAAGCACGGTTGCGTGGACGTAAAGCAGCCAAACGTATGTTCAGGAATAAATAACATGGTCGTCAATTTCTCTGAACAAGTTTATGCGCAGAACCAGGATACGTATGGACGTCCGGTGACGATTACACCGAAGGCGAGCCAGTCGTCTGGGCAGCCGTACGTAACGCGCGGGATCTTGGATATCGAAGCCATGGAGGTGGCAGCGTTGGATGGTTCGATCATTTCTGAAACGCGCGTGATCCTGGATATTCGTGAAGCGGAATTCACGACGTTGCCGCTGCAAGGTGACTTGGTCGATATCCCGACTGCCGGAGGCTTGCCCGCTGAAGGTCAATTCGAGGTGATCGATACGCAGCCAAATGGCGGTGGCGAAACAACGTTAACGTTACGTCACATCGTGCAGAGTAAGCCATGACCGCAACCAGTTATGCTATGATCGTTCGTGACGAAATGCTGGCACGTTTAAAAACGATGCCATTTTTCTCGACGTTTAAATTTGGTACCAACAAGGCTGAACAAATTCAACCGGAGCTGGTGCCGTTTCTTGGGGTTTATTTTATCAGTGAAGATCTGTTGCCAGAAGGTGACTCGAACGCGGGTGAGCCGCGCTTTCATTCGTCTGCGCTCTATGGATTTTCAATCGTTGTGCAGAACAACGATGCAGCTGCAGCCGAGTTAACGTTGGATGAAGGTTGGACGCTGGTTATGGACCGGTTATTCACTGATCCGAGTTTGTACTTAAATCCTAAGGCCAAGATCCAGGGTTATACGCGCGGCAATCGCACGCACCAATTTGGTTCAGCAGGTGCAGATAATGCGATCCCGGTTGCGGAAAGCCGGTTCACATTATTGTGTGATCTTGGCGTGATTGACTTCCCGCCGGTTGTGGATAACGTGTTGAGTCACGTACACTTCACAACGAATTATCCAGATCCGAGTAAGAACGATACAACGCAAGTTCAGCAGGTCGTTGCTGATTGGTTGTTGCCTACAGAAAAGGAGAAAGAAGATGCAAGTAAATCCAAAGAATGAAGACGTGCGGCGAGTGCTCGCGCATCCGAAGGCTGGCAAGTTTCGTGCGGAAGGTCCAGTAGATTGGCCAGACGATACGTTTACTCATCGTCGTATCGCGGATGGCGATATAACGAAAGTAGAGTCAGAGCAGAAAGAAGAAAAACACGAAAAGGCAAAGTTCGTGCGTAAGGCTGAATAAATTCGTCAACCCATAGGAGAGGCATGATGCCTATCTCGTTTAATAATATCCCGGCTAATTGGCGAATGCCACTTTACTGGGTCGAATTAGATCCTTCGATGGCTGGCTTAGGACAGACACCTGGACGGTCATTACTAGTTGGTTCGATGCTATCGACTGGCACCGTACCACCTGATGTACCTATCGCGGTCCCGTCACAAGCTGATGCAGATCATTTCTTCGGTCAAGGTTCGATGCTGGCGAATATGTTTAGAGTGTTCTTCGCCAACAATTGGGCAAATGAAGTGTGGGGTTTGCCGGTTGCCGATCCGACTGGTGCAGCGGCAACAGGTACCATCACGGTTGCGACGGCACCAACACAAGCCGGGACGATTAGTCTTTACATCGCTGGACAGAATGTACCGGTCTACGTAGGCGCAACAGATACGGTTGCCATTGTCGCTACCTCTATTGATACGGCGATCAATGCCAATAAGGATTTGCCAGTAACTGCTACGGCTGCTGCAGGTGTCGTTACACTTACGTCTAAGTTCAAAGGCACACAGGGTGATGAAATCCAGGTGTCTGATAGCTACTATGGTACGATCGGTGGTGAACAATTACCAGTTGGATTGACGTTGACGTATGCACCGTTCACAGGCGGTACTGGTGTGCCAGTATTCACTAATGCCATTAGTGCACTCGGTGAAACGGAAATTGATTACGTGTGTATGCCGTATACGGACTCGACTTCTATGCTGGCATGGGAAACTGAATTTGGATTTTCCGATACCGGTCGCTGGGGATGGATGCGGCAACATTATGGGCATTTGTTCAACGCAAAGCGCGAGACTTATACGAACCTGCTTTTGTTCGGAGAGACGCGCAACAGTGCACAGATGTCTATACTAGCGATTGAGCCGAGTGCGCCTACGCCAAGTTATGAATGGGCGGCAGCGTATACAGCAAAGGCCGCGCGTGCATTGATCAATGATCCAGCACGACCGTTGCAGACTTTGTCGTTGGCGAGTTGTTTACCCGCGCCGTTCCATACGCGATTCATTATGTCGGAGCTCAACGCTTTTGCTTACGCTGGGCTAGCAACGCAGCGTACGGCAGTAGACGTGCCGATGATTATGCGGGAGAATACTACGTACCAGAAGAACTTGTACGGCAATAGTGACGACGCGTACGAGCTCGTGACAACGCTGGCGACGCTTGCTAAGTTGCTGCGCAATCAGCGACAGGCAATCACCAGTAAATTCCCAAGACATAAACTCGCAGATGATGGTACACGTTTTGGTGTTGGTCAGGCGATCGTCACTCCGAAGATTATCAAGGCGGAATTGGTAGCGCAGTATCGCATTGATGAATTCAATGGACTGGTTGAGAATGGTGCAGCGTTCAAAACTAATTTGATCGTTGAGCGTGATCCTAACGATCCCAACCGTGTCAATTGTTTATATCCACCAGATCTTGTGAACCAGCTTAGGGTGTTTGCGGTCCTTGCGCAGTTCAGACTGCAATACGATCGCGGTGTGGATACCGTTGTTGCGACTTAACAGTGACCGATTACCAGCAGGTTGTTGTACTTATCCTGCTGGTAGTCGTTGGCTTTCTGATTGGGTTTCTATTTCCTAGGCCATAGAAAGGAAGATCACATGGCTCAACGAATAGCAGGAATTGCCTATCTCAAAGTGGATGGCAATCAGTATCCACTGCGTGGTAACTTTACGATTACTCCGTCAGTGATCGAGCGCGCGGGTCTCGCTGGCCAGGATTATATCCATGGCTACTCGGAGCTGCCGCGCGTTCCTTCGATTGAAGGAGACGTGTCAACGGTTCCAGGTTTGTCGATTGAAGCCTTCGAGGCGCAAGTCAACGTCACGATCACGGCAGAGCTCGCCAACAATGCGACGTATGTGCTGAGAGAAGGCTGGTGCGTTTCAGCACTTGCGATCAATGCCCGCGATGGCCTCGTTCGGGTCAAGTGGGAAGGCATCAGCTGCGATGAGATCCAATAAATGGTAGACGAAACAGAACCACAAGCACCCAAGACGGACGAGCCAAAGAAAGTCAATGGGGCAGAAATTACTTCCACCGATCTTGTAATACCGCTGCGGAAGAAAGTTATTGCGCACGGTGAAGAGGTTCAGGAATTACGTTTTCGTGAACCTACCGCTGGCGACATCGAGATCTGTGGTACGCCTGTCATGATCGATTTCATGACTGGCGAAATGCCGAAGATGACTTTCGAGACAAGGGCAATGTTTGCCATGATGTCTCGGCTTGCTGGGGTGCCACCTTCTACAATCAAGGCCATGCATCCAAAAGATTGGGGGTATGCAGCCTTGGCACTGGCGCATCGTTTTTTTATTCCAGAGATGTAGAGGGCAATTTTATCCTGGACTGTTATCGGTTGGCGAAATACTACGGACGTAATCCGCGTGAGTTTCTTGATATGCCGTTTTCGGAAGTAGCTAAGCATATCAAGTGGACGACTAAGTTGGAAGAAATATTAAGGCCGGTGGACGACGATGCCTGACATGGATTTTGATTCCGATGCCATGTTGGCTTTCTTCGGCCAGATGGGAAAGGAGATAGATAACTTTAAGACCAAGATTGTCAGCCTTAACGAAGCTGGCAATGCGATGAAGAAAATGACTGATCATACTGAAAAGTTTGGTCAGACTATTCAGCGACACACGCAAGGCGCATTGCGTGGAATGGAGTCAGGCATATCCGGGCTCATTGGTTCGGCTGGAGGTGTCGCTAAGCTTGCGTTGGTCATCGGTGGTGTTGGCAAGGCGCTCGATCACTTTGCGGTTAGCGCATTACATACTAGAAACTTTGCGATTAATACCGGCTTTTCTACAGATGGTTTGAAGAAAATGCGAGTGCAGCTTTCTGCTGCTGGTATCGATGCAAACGAAGCGGCGCAGGGGATCGGGAGTATCGGAGCTAAGTTACAGGACGTTCTTGCCTTGCAAGAAACGTCTTCATTTTATAAGGCGCTGCAAGCTAGTGAACCGGCAATGGCGGAAAACGTTCGCCAGTTAATGAATGCTGGTAAGCAGCAGGAGGCGATGAATTATCTTCAGGAGAAATTTAATAAAGGTGGCGAAAGATTTAAAGCGTGGTTGCCAACGGTCACAGGGATATCGAGAGCTGCGTGGGAGGCGCAAGCACAAGGTATGGAAGGTTTGATAATGCCTTGGAAGGAGCTTGATGGCGATGCTGCGAAGTATCATAAGACGATGGTTAATCTAGGTACGATTTTTGATGGTGTGTGGAATTCGGTAACGAATACTGTTTTAGAAGGTATCGTTAAATTAACAGGGAGTGAAGGTCTCGAGGGGTTGAACGAGAAGGCGCACAAGTTTGCTGATAATTTTAAAACGTGGTTTGACAACAGTGTCATCCCAACTTTAAAGGAGACGTTTCAGGAAGCCAAGGATATTATTGATTGGTTTAACAAACAGGCACAGACACGTGATCCTGGTCAGGGTTTTCGGTTACGACCTGAAGAATTTATTCGCCGTCAAAATGAAGATGAGAAGGATAAAAATTTTAGTTCGTGGGATTGGATGAAGAAGCAACTTGGGGTTGGTGATGCTTCAGCTAAGTCAGGCGTTGATCAGAATTCAATTATAGTTGTACAAAAGGATTCAAATAAATCGTTGCAGGATATGCGCGATATTATTCAAAAGTGGGACGATCAAGTTAATGGTGGAGTTGGTGCGATCGGTGGAGGCGGTGGAGGCGGTGGAGGCGGTGGAGGCGGTGGGAGCTCTACAGCTAGTCCCGGTGGTCCCGCTGGTTTGAACGACGAAGGCGGCAAGAAGATCGATCCTGATACGATGCGTCAGGCAGAGATATTAGGTCGTGCGGGTGACGTTGCGGGGTTACAGAAATTATTTAGCCAGCGCGGTTATCGAATGTCCGGACCGGCTTGCGGTATGGTTGCTTCTGGGTACGTAAAATCTGCCGGGTATAAGCCTCCCACGGGTGCAGCGATCGCAACGTCGTGGCATAAGTGGGGTGAGAAATTAGATCCTAACGATATCAACGCGCCTAATCATCCGTTCGGAAGTATGGTCAGTACTTATTTCCATGGACGTTATGGCGGTACGCAAGGTCAGGTATTAGCTCCTGGTCAAACTGGCGGTCACGTTATGACGATCGTGCCGGGATCGTATAACGAGAAAGATGGCACGGCAATATTCGCAGACCAGTACGGCGCACGGCGACGTAAGCTTACGGATATGGATACGCGGTTTGCAGGTAAGACTGCGGTCGATGCGGTGCAAGCGCAGCAGCAGGATAGAACAAAAATTGATAACGCATTGGGAGCGAAGAATTCAGGTAGTCCGTGGAATGCGCAGCTTAATGTTAATTTAAATAACGTGCCAGAAGGTGTGAAGGCCAACGCGGAAATGGGTGGAGTATTTAACACGTTGAAACTTAACAAGTCCAACCAGCTTGCGTACGAATAATGCCGCAGCAGAATAATTTCGATGCAGATCAGATGCTGGCATTCTTCCAGCAGCTCGGAAAAGAAGTCGATAATTTAAAACTTAAAATTAGTAGCCTCAATGATGCTGGCAGCAAAAGTGGCAGCAATCTTGCGGATGAGTTCGAGCGGTTCGGTAAGGTCGTTGAGCATTATACGCGCGGTCCGATAAAGGCGATGGACGCAGCTGCGGCGGGAATAGCCAAGACGCTACTAGGCGCGGGTGGTCTTGCGGTTGGTTTTGCTGGAGTTGCCAAGGCGCTAGATGCGTTTGCGGTTGGTGAGTTGCAGTTACGTAACTTTGCTACTAATACCGGGTTCACGGTTCAGAGCGTTCAGAATTTACGGACGCAATTATCTGCTGCTGGAGTTGATGCGAGCGAAGCGTCTAGTGGCATTGCGAGTATCGGATCTAAGTTACAGGAAGTGTTGGCGTTACAAGAAACGTCTTCGTTTTATAAATCACTTCAGGCCAGCAGTCCTGCGCTGGCTGAACAAGTTCGTCAGTTGATGAATGCCGGTAAGCAGCAAGAGGCGTTGAACGTTCTTCAACAAGCTTATAATAATGGTGGTGAGCGGTTCAAAGCGTGGTTGCCAACTGTTACAGGTTTATCGCGTGCAGCGTTCGAGGCTGGTAAAGTTGGAATGGAGGGGTTGATTGAACCCTGGAAATTTCAGGAAGGTGAGGCCGCGAAGTATCACAAGACGATGACGAACCTCGAGACTATCGGTACCAGCCTGTGGACCGACATGGCGTATACGATGATCGAGGGTATCAATAAGATGATGGGTAAGGAAGGTATCGACGGTCTAAATGAAAAGGCGCATTCGTTTGCAGATAATTTTAGAACTTTCTTTAATACGTATGTGATGCCCGCGCTAGCAACAACGAAACAAGAATTTGATTGGGTTGTAAAAGCGTTTGGTGAAGTCGATGCGTTCCTTACTAAGTGGACTGGCAAGAAGAAAGAAGGTGAACAGAAAGACGAAAAGGATAAGACGTTACCGTTAGGCAGCATACGTACCGAGCGCGCGATCATCGATAGTATGAACAGCCAATTGCCCGGTGGACCGGAAGGCGGCAAGGCTGGAGGTTTATGGGACTGGATCGGGAAGCAATTTAGTATGGAGGCTGGTGCAGCTGAAGTTGAGCCTGGATCTTCGTTACTCGTGCAGGAGTCAGCTGAGACAGATAAGGATTCAAATAAATTATTGCACGAAATGCGTGATACGTTTCAAAAGTGGGACCAGCAAAAAAGTGGTGGCGGTGCAATTGGTGGTAGTGGTGGTAGTGGAGGCGTTGCTAATCCAATGGGACGCAGCGGTCCAGGTGCTGGGCAGTCGTTTCCGCAGAGCAAGGGTGGTGGTGGACCAGCGGAGACGACTGGCGATCTTGGCGACAGTGGACCGAGTGGAAGCCTTGCCGATCAACGCGCGGGGTTCAAGAAAGAGTTGGAAGGCAATCCGCAGTTAAAAAGATTTGCCATTGACGCGATGCAACATGAAGGTGGCATTCAATCCAATCTGGAGCAATTATTTAACTACGCAGCAATGCGCCACATGACAATAAATCAGGCACTCCATTCAGGACAATATGGTCCTGTAAATAAGCATCTTATCAGTGGCAATATTTCCCAAAAGACAGCTGCAGAAGGAGAGGCCGCGCTTACCAAAGTTTATGCCGGATCAAACATTACTGATTACGCAACTGACCAAGGTATGCGAGGTGATCCGAATTACGCTAAGTATATGTCGAATCCTAAATATTGGGGGATGCATAAAGTTGAAGGCGCGTGGTTTTCTGCGCATGGTGAGGCAGGTCGTCGATGGGCAGAAAGACAGCGAGCAGCGGATGCAACGGCAGGAACGGGTGTCTGGAGTGGAGCTGGTAGAGCTATTCCATTCTTATCGCGTGGTACGATTGATGATGCGTTACGTGCTGGCAGTGGTGGTAATGTAGGTACTGCGAATGTCGATATTAATTTTGGCGATAAGGATAAACCGGGCAGCGTTTGGGAAAAAGGTGCTAGCCCATTTATCCCGACGAACATTAAGCGTTCTCCACAGGCTGCAGTTGCTGGTGGTGGCGTGACGGCGTTCAACACATACTCTTTCGAATGACATGGTAGCGCCAACAGAGATAGCTATTCTTACGGTGAACGGGACGAATTACCAGGATTGGGAAACGGTCTCGGTCAAGCATCAGTTACGAGAGATGCCAGCAATGTCGTGCCGCTTTACTTGTAGCGAAGCGTCGCCGTTATCTGTGCATTTGTCCAAGCTTCAGATCATGCCGGGAATGTCCTGCACGGTTACGTTGGCTGGGCAATTGGCTTTTACTGGCAAGGTTACGACGCGGCAAGTGTTCGTTGATGCACGACGGCATCATATTGAAATTCAGTGCGCTAATAATATCCCGATGGCAACCTCGAGTGTCATTTCAAAGACTGGCGAGTTTAAGAATAACACTCCGGAGCAGATTATTCGTAGCGTGCTGAAACCACTAAAGATTAATCTCAAGATTGAAGGTGGACAGTTACCGAATTTTAAGATCCCGCGTTATTCGGTTACACCCGGTGAGTCGGTACATGATTTTATTGATACGTTAACGCGGCATCTTGGTGTGCCCGGTAGTCCAATCGGGATTGCACATGCTGGAGATGTGTTTGGTAACTTTTGTATTTTGGTTGGTGGTACGGGTGGCGGTGATAGCGTCGTTGAAGGTAAGAATATGTTGGAAGGCCGCGAAGTTATTTACGATCCCAATCAGGCTGGTGGCGTGCCGTCGCCAAATCAGGGACCGGGTAATGATGATCAGTGGGGTGCGAAGGTTGCGAGCGTGCCTTTTGTTTCCAAGACATTCGAGACGTTCGGTCCAAAATATATTCCTGGTGTGGTAATTCCAGAGATACCATTTTTTACTAAGGAGCTGCACGAAGGCCGCGCGCAGTCGGAAAGTAATTGGATGATGGAGTCGTACGTAACGGTCTACGCAACGGTTTATGGCTGGTTAAAACCGTCTGGCGGTTTATGGGAACGTGGCAAGAATGTAACGGTGCAGTCCCCGATGCTGGTTATGAATGGCACTGCACTTATTTTAAAGAGCGCAACATTCAGTCAGGATAATACAACGGGTACGCGTACACAGTTAGAACTTGTTAACACGAAGGCTCTCGGGGAGGGTGTACCAACACCGCAGCAATGACGATACGCACAACATTAACTGACACGACACGCAAGGCGCGTATGAGTACAGCGCGTGCAACTATTCGCGAATTCGATGACGACCACCTGATGCAGCAGGTAAAGTATGCGGACGTTACACATAGTGAAACGCCGTCAGATTTTGAACGCTGGCAAGCGGTAGGCACAACAGCGTTTCCGATTAAACAGCAGGAAGATCCAAATCAGAAAAAGCCTTCGCAGCAATCTAATTCCAGCGAGGAAGGTGATTGGAATCATGATCAACCCACAGGACCTGCTGCTGAAGCTGTTATGTTATATCTCGGTGGGTCTAGGTCTCACCCTGTTGCTATGGTTGACGATCGACGCGTACGACCCTATGGGATGAGTGAAGGCGAAGGTGCGCATTATGCTCCGGACGGTTCGGAGCAGATGGTGTTGTTTAAGGAGAATGGGACGTACATCGTTGGCCTGGACGGCAAGTCGGTTAAAGATCCAAAAGGTAAAACGACACGTATGGTTAGTCTGCGGCACGTTAATAAAAAGATGCAGACACATAAGATTGAAAAAAGTCAATCAAGTGGTAGCAGCGGTGGCGGTTCGGCTGGCGCGCAAGCAACACAGCTTGATGCAGCGGGTGGAAGTAGCGGTGGGCAACAGAAAGAAAAGTATAAACACGAAGGCGATAGTGTCAATACTGAAGTCAGAAACTCAAAAGATAAAATTGAGTTTTATGCTCCTGGCGATAAGATGGTAGGGAGTTATGACAAGGCGAAGAAGCGGTGGTTTTTGGATGTTGACGGTGCTGGTAGCTGTACGTTTGAAATGCTATCCGATAAAATTACACTGAAGATGGGTGGGTCGAGTATTGAAATTACCAGCGGCAATATAAAACTTACGTCGGCAAGGATTGATCATAATTGATGCCAGCCGCGCACAGACAAGGTGATACGAGAGTGTGCGGTGCAGCCACGATCGTGGTTGGGCAAGGCACTACATATGTCGATGGAAGGTTGTGGGCAGTGAAGGATGATATTAATACGGATGGTGACGGTCAACTTATTCCAACTGGTTCTTCAGTATTCATCCAAGGTAAACTTGTTATCGTGAATACTCCTGACCACGCTCAGATGGATGATCTGTGCATTCCAATTGGAGCACCGCATTGTGATCCGATGACTGCTGCTGGTAGCGGCGCTACTTTTGCTTACGGGTAAATGATGGCAACGATTAAAGAAGTCGCACCGGCACCGTGGCGTTTACAGTTTAGCGGCATGCCAGCTTCGTATTGTGGTGTGCAGTATCACGTTGAGCAGCAAGCACGCAGTGGTGGCCGCAGGGTGGTGCTGCATGAGTACCCTAAGCGGGATACGCCTTACGCCGAAGATATGGGAAGATCGGCTGTACGTTATCAGATTACTGGTTATCTGATTGGTCCGAGTTATAATATACCTAAGCGTGAATTAATGAATGCGTTGGATAGTGGGCAGGGTGGAGAGCTCGTCGATCCTTATCTGGCAGAACCGAAACTTTGTATTTGTGAACGGTACAACGTTACGGAAACACGCGAACGAGGCGGGTACTGTACATTTGAAATGACGTTTGTTGAATTAGGTTCACCCGGTAATACTCCGGAGCAAATTAGTAGTGCGTTCCAGGTGCAAAGTCAATCACAGACCACGGGACAAAGCGCAGCGGCTACTGCAAACGATGCCGAGCTAGGACCAGGTTAATGCAAAAATCTGAATTGACAGAAGCTAAGGAAATCGCTGGTCGTATGATGACCGAGCTCTTGTTATTTCCGGTTACGTCTAACGTTGATGCAGCTAAGTTACGTACTGCCGTTGGGCGGTTCATGGTAGACTTCGGCACGCTGGTTGATAACAAAGTTATTGGTACGGAATTGTTTGCCTGTTTTGAACAGGCACGTGCAGCCGGTGCTGCGCTTAATACGATGGATCGAGTTCGTCTTTCTTTGTTTGCTGAAGCGCCACTTTATAATTTAGGATTAGTTATTGTCAATGCTGGTATTTTGTTTTCGTTTATTGAGCAAAGTCAAGTGATATCTGTTATGGAATTTACTAGCCGAAGTGAAGTTGATGAGTTAATGGATGTGATGAATATAATTATCGATGATATAAAACTTAACAAGGCAGACTCGTTTACGTCTAGCGATTATCAAAGTTTTGTTTTGCTAGCAGCATTATTAATTCAACATATGTCTGCAACCGAGCGGCAACTACCGCGTGTTCTTCAATATCATTGGGCAGTTAATTACCCGGCATTGACTTTGTCTAATCGCATCTATGGCGATGGATCGCGTAGCGACGAATTGATTGCTGAGAATAATACCGTGCACCCGGCTTTCATGCAACGTGATATTGTGGCGTTAAGTTCATGACAGATATTCGCGTCATCAACGTTACAGATTTAACAGGCATCTGGGCAGATTGGCTTTTGAAACCAGACGGTACGTTGGATGAAACTGAAGAGCTCGTCAATATCGTTAAGGTAACGTTACTGACTTGTGCGTTAGCCGATCTAAATGACGTGCTACCTGATCCTGATAGTTCAGATCGTAAAGGCTGGTGGGGAGACCTAGAGGCAGAAACGATCTGGGACGGTTGGCCGATTGGCTCGAAGATATGGCTATTGCGCCGTGCTAAGATAACTCCAATCGATGCGCAAGAAGGCGCAACGGTTGTACGGGCAGAACAATACTGCAGAACATCTTTGCAGCCGATGATTGATAAACGTATCTGCAGCCGTATTGATGTTACGGCTATGCGTAATGGTGTTGAACAGATTGACGTGTGGGTACAAGTTTATCGCGGTCCGAATATGTTAATTGATTTACGCTTTCAAAATCTGTGGGATGGAATAAGGAAAGTTTAAGTAATGCCTTGGACAACCCCAACGTTACGCGTCGTACGGCAAACGGTTCGCGGTGAGATAACGACTGCGTTAGGTCGTGCTTCGTTCGTCGGCAACAGCGTCTTGCGGGTGATGGCTGATGCCATGGCGGCACTGGCGCACCTGACGTTGCGTTACCTTGATTGGTTAGCACTGCAGTTACTACCGGATACTGCTGAACATGAATGGCTAGATCGACATGGTGATATCTGGTTAGTAAACGCTGACGGAACGATCGGGCGCAAGGTTGCAACTCCAGCTATGGGTACCATTGCAATTACTGGCACACCCGGTGTTGTCGTGCCAGCTGGAACGCAATTGATCAGCGACAATAATATTAATTACGAGACAATAGAAGACGTGACGACAGGCGCGTCACCGGTCAATGTTGGTATCGTTGCTATTGATTATGGCGCGCTCGGTAATATGGACGAAGGCGCACAATTAAGTTTCGTGGCAACACCCGCTGGCGTTGACGGTACCGCTACCGTCGTGGAATTAACCGGCGGCACTGATGATGAAACTGATAATCAATTACGTCAACGTATCCTGCAGCGTATTCGTAATCCTGCGATGGGTGGTTCGCAAGCAGATTATGTTACGTGGGCGCTGGCAGTTCCTGGAGTGACGCGTGCGTGGGCAGCGCCAGAGCAAGGTACCGGCACGATCACTGTACGTTTTTTAATGGACGATCTGCGTGCGGCTGATGACGGCTGGCCAACTCCTGCCGACGTTGAGATCGTAGCAACCTACATCGATAAGATGCGTCCTGTTACGGTTAAGGATTGTTACGTGCTCGCACCGATCAAGGAATTCATCGACGTCACGATTGCAAACTTGATGCCGGATACCGAAGCCGCACGTGCTGAGATTGAAAAGAGCATCGAGGATATGCTATTTGCAAAGGCAGCTCCAGGACAAACGATTTACGCGGCATGGATAAGCTACGCAATTTTAAATGCGCCGAGCGTGCAATCGTTTGAATTAGTAACGACGGTGGACTACGTAATGCCGTCGCTTGGACACATGGCGGTGCTGGAGACGATCCTTTATGAGTAATCAGATTGATCGTCACGTACGTCGTACTGGCGATGATTATAAGCAAGCGTTTCTGGCGTTGCTCCCGCAAGGACAGGCATGGCCACGGCATCCGGAAAGTTTGCTCTATAAAGTGGTTGCGGGTCTTTGTGAGTACTGGGGATTTGTTGACGGTCGTGCAGCCGACTTGTTGGAACGGGAAAGTGATCCGCGCACAACGATAGAGCTGCTGCCGGATTGGGAACGTAACTGGGGATTACCCGATCCTTGTTATACAGCGCCGCAGGGAATAGACGCACGGCAGCTTGCGCTTGTTATGCGCATGACGATGCAAGGCGCGCAGTCACGTGAGTTCTTTATTGATGTTGCCGCGCAGATTGGCTATACAATTACCATTACGGAATATCGGACCTTTGTTGTCGGTATTGACAGTGTCGGAGATTGTCGTACATATGGTCTTTTGCCGCCAGACCCGATGCGCAATGAATGGGGCAACCCTATCATGGGTGCAGTTGGTGATGCTTATGTTAAGGATGGGGAGTTAAGCGAGTGGCCATATTATGGTCTTGGTCCAGACATAAATCGTTTCTACTGGACGGTACATGTTAGTGGAGCCTCATTGATTTGGTTTCGCTGTGCAAGCGGACAATGTGGTATTGATCCGCACCTACGTATTGGTATCGCAGATGATCTTGAATGCTTACTAAATCGTTGGAAGCCAGCTCACACAACAATACTCTTTGATTATGCAGGCTTGGATCATCCCGGTGATCCAATGGCTGGTACACCTTAAAAGGAGACGTCAAGTGAAATATGAAGCGCCCTACGGCGTGTCTGACCCTAACGCCGGTTATATCAATGGCAACCCTTCGACTGGCACGATGGGTTCAATCCCTCCTGCTGCTGCGATAGAATATCCGCAGCGTGAGATTGTCAATTTTATTAATCGTGGCGGTTTGATTCCAAGCGATGCTGATTTGTATCAGCTCTCACGGGCGATACAAGGTGGTTTGGTTAATTGGGGAGTTGATACTGGCATCCCGAACCAAATGGCTATCACTCCGACGCAGCCTATTTCCGCGTATGCGCTCGGCCAGCGTTTCATCGTCAAGGTGAGATACGGTAACACGGGTCAAGTTGTTCTCAACGTCAGCGGACTCGGCAACGTCCCTGTCATTCATACTGATCAAACGCAGCTCAATGCGTACGAGATGCTGGCGGGACAGCTGATCGAAGTCGCCTATGACGGCGTTCATTTTCAGGCCATAGGTGGCATCTCTACCGGTGCCATAACGATGACGGCAACGCAAAATCTTTACGTCAATTCCGGGATTGGAAGCGACACGCTCTACGACGGGACGGCGGCGGCGATAAGTGGAACGTCCGGGCCATTTGCGACAATTCCGAAAGCTCTTACCACCATGAAGAAATATAATCTCGGTGGCTGGAATTTTATCATCCATATTGCGGACGGCGGTTACTACTCGCCTGATCCAATCGATCTGCCGCTCCCGAACGGCTCCGGCATAGTTGCGCTGATTGGTAACGTCTCAAACCCCGCTGCTGTTGTGGTGACAAATAGCGGCACTGGCAGCACAATCACATCATTTCATGGCGGCAACTACGACATTCAGGGAATGCAGCTTACGGCATCGGCACCAAAGTCAGGCGACCAAGGTCATTGTCTCTGGTGGCTCAATGGCGGATATTTAACTCTTGGAATTGTGAACTTTGGTAACGCACCGCAAAATCATGTTTGCATGGGTGCGAGTTCTAGCTGCATGCCATATGGTAATCAGAATATCGTTGGCACCTATGCCGGTGGTTCGCACTACTATGCCTTCACCAACGGCGTAATTCTTAATTCGACTCCGACCAACCCAAGCATAACAATTTCAGTCGCGAGTCAGAACTACGCCTTCATGCAGGCGGTGGACGGCGGACAAATCTGGCCGCTCTGGAATGCCATCAATGGAGCGGGAAATCTGAGCGGCTATAAATATGTCGCGTTGAGTAACGGCGTTATCAATACAGCAGCGCGAGGCGCGTCGTATCTGCCCGGTACAGTAGCGGGAGTGGCATTTTCGGGAGGACAATACATATGAACATTTTGGATTTCTACTGGATCATCGGCGGATCAGCAACTGAGGTCTATTCTGGCGCGACTAACACGCTCGTTCCAGTGACTGATCAAACATACACCGATTGGAGTGCAACTAAGGTTGCCTCTCCTATTGCCAGTGAGGCTGAGCTGGCTCAGGCATTACAATCCGTCGGTTCACAGTTGCCAGCATGGTTGTTTGCGGCAAAGGATACTTTCATTCAGCCTTCAGTGGGAAACTATACCGAGGGGCAGCTTGCCGCCTACAATGCTGATGCGCGTTATCGCCATGCCAGCGGCGGCATCACCGTCACAAGTCTTAGCGCGGTGCCGTTTCTCACTGATCCGACCTCGCGCAATACGGTCAATAGTGCCTATCAATATGCGGTAGTTAATCCGGCTCACGTTACCGATTGGAAAATGTCGGACGGCTCGTTTATCCAATTGAGTAACACGCAATTGGCGACGCTCAATGACGATATGACGATGTTTGTGCAATCGTGTTTTACTTGTGAAAGCGCTAACCTAACGGCTATTATCGGAGGCACTATGACAACGCTCGCGGCAGTTGACGCGGCATTTGCTGCAATTTCAAATACATTCTCCTGACATGGCAACAGTCAATATCACGGTCGAGAATGACGCGGACTTTTATCGCGTCTTCCAATACATGACGGCTGTTGGTGCACCAATTGATATGACTGGTGCATCGTTGGAGATGATGTTGCGTCGTCATGCTGAGGATGTCGAGGCTGAGTTGCGGCTTGGTACTGATACTGGAGAGATTATTCTGCTTAATCCGGCAGGTGGTCTTTTCTCTGTGAGAATTTTACAGGACACTTTAGCACGGTTGGGACTTGGCAGTCATGATCAGTCTATGATTATGACGCTCAATGGAATGAAAATAAAAATATGGTTTGGCACGCTTATCAATAATGCGGGACCGACACGATGAGCAGCGTTGATATTATTAATCAAGATCCAGTAACGATCATTATAAATGCTGCTGATGACGACACGATTGTTGTAACTGCGTCTGATGATTTGGAAACAATACAGGTTCTTGACCAAGGCATACCGGGACCGCCGGGACCGCCGTCGCTTGTACCGGGACCAGCGGGACCGACAGGACCGCAAGGGCCACCGGGAACAGAAGCTGTTGTTTTCATGCGCGATACGGCACCTGTAGGACCAAAACCGGGTTCGATCTGGTGGGACAGTGACAGCGGAAATACATACATTTATTATGTTGATCTAGACAGTGCGCAGTGGGTTCAGCAAAATACGGTCTTTGATGCTTACGTTACGTCTGCGAATATTCCAGACTTCGCCGAAGGCGTTGACGACCGCGTTGCTGCGCTACTCAAACAAGGAAGCAATGTCTCTCTCGTTTATGATGATGCCGCCAATACGCTGACGATTAATTCGACGGGCGGTACTGGCGGCGGTGGTGGGAATGCGCTCAGCGTTGCGTTCACCCCTACGGGCAACGTTTCGGCGACCGATGTTCAGACGGCCATAGCGGAAGTCGATACGGAGAAAGTCGCCAAGGCTGGTGACAGCATGACCGGCTCGCTGACGTTGCCTCTCGGATCTGCCACTACGCCGTCCCTGAATTTTACTGGAGAATTGAATACAGGATTATATTCGACAGCGGGTGCGCTCAACGTAGCTATCGCTGGAGTACCGGCATTTTCTTTGAATACGAGTATCTGCAATATCCTTGCACAGACAAGATCGCTCGACGGTTCGCAAGCGTTACCGGGATATGCTTTCGGCAGCGAACCGGCAAGCGGATTATTTCGCAAAGGTGCTGGCTCACTTTCGCTTTCCGCCAATAATAGCGAAGTGATGAACTGGAATAGTACCAATAAAGTAACGACCGCCTTTGGCGCGATCATACTGCCAGCTGACCCGGCTAATCCTCTCGAAGCAGCAACCAAGCAATATGTCGATGCCTCTCCCGGTACGGGTGTCACCAAGGCATACGTCGACGCTGCCGACGCAACGAAGGCTGGTATCGTCTCGCCGACATTTACCGGCGATCCAAAAGCACCGACGCCAGCGGCTAACGATAACGATACCAGCATCGCTACGACAGCTTTCGTCAATGGCGCTATCGCGGCAATCTCGCCGAGTGTCACGACCGCCTATGTAGACGCGGCGGATGCGCTGCGCGTCCTGAAGGCTGGCGACACGATGACCGGACCGCTGATGCTTCCGGCTGATCCCTCTTTGTCACTTCAGGCTGCGACGAAACAATACGTTGATAATGCCGACTTATCATTTCAGACATCAACCAAAACCTACATTGATAACGCCGACGCGCTAAAAGCTCCGCTCGCGTCACCGACATTTACCGGCGACCCGAAAGCGCCAACGCCAGCTCCAGGTGACAACGACACATCGATAGCAACGACTGCTTTTGTTACGGCTGCGATGACGGCGGCAGGCAGTACCAATCCGTCTAATGCTAATCCGGCAATGGACAGTGTTGCCGCTCCCGGTTCATCTGCGCTCTATTCGCGTGGTGATCACGTCCACCCGTCAGATACAACAAAGGCTCCGCTGGCTTCGCCTGTCTTTACCGGCGATCCAAAAGCGCCGACGCCGAATGCTGGCGACAATGATACATCACTGGCGACAACCGCATTTGTCACGACCGCGATCAATACAAAGCCAAGCGCCTCGATCTCTGATGCAGCGCCGCTCTCACCAATAGCGGGACAGCTTTGGTGGAATAGCATGACAGGCGCTCTCTATATCTACTTTACCGACGTAAACACAAGCCAGTGGGTTCAAGTCGGCGGTGCGGAAGTGAACTAAGGAGATTATCTAATGCCCTATGATTTTCCTGCGTCACCAACTGAAGGACAAACCTATAGTCCAGCCGGAGGACCGGATTACGTCTGGCATACAGCCTCCGGTGCATGGGACATCAAGACCAGCGGCAGTAATTCGGCCTTTGTCGCCAAGGCTGGCGATATCATGTCAGGTCAATTGGGATTGCCGACCGGACCGGCAGCAAGCAACGCCGTTCGTAAGGATTACGTCGATGCCGCCGACGCGACGGTATCAGCCGCCAAGGTTTCCAAGACCGGCGATGCAATGAGCGGCAATCTAAACATTAATGTTGCAAGTCCGCAGTTGCTTCTTTCTAAGACCGCCAGTGGACAAGGCGCGTTTCTCGGTGGCTATACGGGAACTAGTACGCGATGGGTGATACAGCTTGGAAATTCAACGGCTGAGAGCGGCGGAAACGCTGGCAGTGATTTTGAAATTGATCGCTATAATGACAGCGCCGGTTGGTTAGGCTCGCCATTGTTGATTAATCGAGCGAGCGGCGCAGTAACTATTGCCCAAGCGTTATCTGTTGGTGGAGCGTTTTCGTCCGGGCCTATGAATGCAAACGGCAATAGGATTGATTGCGGTTTCCTTTATTCAACCGGCAACGTGCAAGCCGCTGCGTCGCTCATGTGGGGACCAAACGGAGATTATATTTACGCTGATACTAATGCTACGTTGATGCTCGTCAATGGCGCGGCTTGCTATTGGTCCTACACAAAATCAAATGGCTACTGGCAATGGGTGGTGAACAATGCCATCACCATTCAACTGCAATATCCGGCTGGCTTTCTCGTCAATGGCGCGGCCTACAAGCCCGGCGGCGGCGCGTGGGCCGACTCGTCCGACGAGCGCATCAAGAATGTGCAGGGTGATTATGCAGTCGGCCTAGATGCCGTCGCGCAACTGCGTCCTGTCACCTTCACCTATAAAGGCAATGATACAGCGGAGCCGCCGGATCATATTCCTTCGGCTGACGGTACAAAATCAAAAGATGCGTTGGCTGTTCCCTATCCCAACAGCCCGCACCGGCAAGTCGCCGAGAGCAGTAAGACATTTCATGGTCTGATCGCGCAGGAGGTCGAGAGTATCTTTCCGGAAATGGTGACGTTGCGTAATGGCTATATCGACGGCGAACAAGTCAACGACATACGCGACCTTGACACGACTCCGCTGATCTTTGCACTCATCAATGCCATCAAGGAATTAAAAGCGCGGGTCGAAACGCTGGAAGGCGCATGAGGGGAACCGCCGCTGACGATGCAGGATTTTATAACTAAGATAAAATGAATGGAAGCGAGAACAATCATCGCAGTTTGTTTTGTAATGGTGCTGCTTGGCGCTGCGATGGTCTATTCAAAAGGCGATGAGCCGCTACGTCCAGTTTGCGTTACCGATGAAGACCGCGTTCATATTCGAGCGCAGGTTCTCGCAGCCGTTGACGAGGCGTTCAGAGACAACATGAAACATTTATTTACCAGCTGGCTTAAGGATGCACGCGATCAGCCTAATCGTGCGTCTGCTGGATTGCAGAATTCTATTGTTATTTATCAACGCGCTAGAGCTGACGCGCTGAAATGGACACCACCGAGTTGCTAACAGGAGACTTAAATGAAACGGATGATCCTTGGAATTATTTTGATGACGTTGCTGCCAGCGGCTGCAGCGGAGGCACGACGTACGCACGTGCGTATTTATAAGGAGACTCCAGCGCAAGAGCCAGCACGAGCTGCACCGCTTGCGATCGTGCCGCCATTCGCCATGGCGATCGATCTGATACGGCGAACGTCGTGCGATCCCGCGATCGCGGTGGCAACTGGTCCGGACGATCCAGGCTTTACGTCGCACCCGGTGGGCAATTATTTAATCCCTGCGATCTACCGCAGTGAGTGTGGAGCGCAACCGAAGAGGTGAAGCCATGGTATTACGGCTTAAGGGAAAGGTCTCATGGTTTGGTGGACCCAATGATATGGGAGTCGCGCCAGACGAAGGTCTCGCTTTTATTTACGAAATAGAAATGGCACCACATTTATTTTTACCAACACAACCTCCCGGCACATCGGGTCTGGCGAGACGATTAAATCCATACGTGCACTTCATTGCGTGCCGGTGGGACTACGATATTTATCCCAAGGATCAAATAATAAAAGAGTTGGCAGTTATTCGTGCCGTCAAGACGCAGGTCGTGCTGACAGCTTTCCCGGCTGATTGGGGACCGCATTCAGATACAGATAGGGTTGCGGATATCAGTGAAGGCTTGATGTTCGATTTGGGGATCACGACTGATGATGAAGTAGAGGTTGCGTTAATGAGCGAGCTGCGTCCTGCCGTGATAAAAGGACCGCTGGTTTGAAATTAGGTGTTGTGCAAATCGCGTTGCTGATAATCGGGATCGTCGTTGCCGTTTCAATCGGTGTGCGGCTTTCTGGTTATTATAACTGCTGCTGACACCAACGTCGTCGGCTTTGGCACCGACAGGAGGCAGTCCCTCCGGCTGCCTCCCTCTTTCCTTCCTACCCGACTGGCCGCTGTGGGCACCCCTCGCAGCGGCCTTTTTTATTTGCGTGCGCCGTAGTCAGGACACGGTAGCAGCTCCGTACGATCCCGCGCTCGGGACGCTCTGGGACGCTGCTGCACCCGTGCCAGCTTCATGCGCTTGCGCGTTGCCCAGCTCTTGCGGGATGCGGCGCTATGGTCTCGTTTTTTCTGCATGTTGAATATCCCTGATTAGAACGTGTCTGCCATCGCTGGCAACACAACCGAGTTGATTGTTGTTTCGTATAAACCCGCCAACGTAACCACGCGGCTTACAGAATTCTGTGGTAATATATCTATCCGTATGCAGCGCATAAAAATAAAACCAGCAGCCACCGGCAATTAATAATGCCGCGAGGATGCTGGTTGTTATGATATCTTCTTTGTACAGTGTCGATCCTTTAAGGGCCAGTAACCTCTTTGGGACGCTTTCCGCACCAAGGACAAAATTTTAGAGCCGGAAGATCACAACCTAAGAAGAAAATATCCTCCGCAGAGCGATAAACCAACGGCCCAAATCCCTCGTTGTCGGTTCCGCTCTCCTGAGCCGCTTCCATATCTGGGCAGCATTTAAGCTTTTTCATCTGTTATCCGTTACAGGGCCATTAATACCAGCCCGCACTTTTCCAAGTGTGGCCGTCCGCGATCAGTCTCGCCTTCGTTGCCTTCATGTAGGCACTCAATTCTTGCCGCGTGACTTCCTTTGCACCCTTCGCTATCGCCAGCGCGCGGCGGGTAAGCGAAAGGTCATAGTGCGGAAAGCTCGCCTTGTCGGGCGACTGATACCATTGCCGCTTCATCCCGATAGAGACGGCCATCGCGTGTAGCTCGTCGGGCGTATCGGCAAGCATGTGGCACATGACCATTCTCCCGAACCCGTTTCTCGCTCCGTCAATATAAACTGTCATGGTCACTCGCTATGCGGCGGATAACGTCCCTAGTGGTGCTGCGGGATGCGCAGCGGGTTCGAGTATCCCGGCGGCAGGAATTTCTGCAAATCCTTTTTGATATAGTGGCGCACGGCGACGTGGTTCAGCAGGTCGATCATGCGCAGCGTGTAGTCAATCGCTAGACGCCCGTATGCGAATGCGCTCAAGCGCCCACTTGTACCGCTCCGCAAGAACGATTAGGCGCTCAGCACTAGACATTGCTTCTTGGTTCATTTCGATCACCTGTTTATTGTGCGACGGTAAACGAAAAGAAACCCGCACGAAGGTTGTGGCGCTTTGGTAAGTGGGAGTGTTAGAAGTCTCCAACAGACTTTAGCTCCTCCGTGCGGGTCCATAACGGCCGTTAGGCCGCTATTAGTTTTTGATCCCAAGCGGATTTATATTTCCGCTTGCGATTGCGCATCGCGAGATACGCTCCAC